GTCCATCCTATTTCTATTGTAAGACCGAGTGAGGCAAAGTCTACCCCGGTTGGTGCCTTAGTGGGATGCTCCACTCGAAAGATACCATCGTCACCTTCTACGAATCCCTTAACTTCACCGGCTCCTTTTAGCTCGCACAAATACAACATGAACATTAAGTTTGCAAATCCGTTGCCTAGAGATGTGTTCATCTCCCCTGACATACGTGTAGCTTTGACATTAACTTTGCCAAACTTATAATCTATCGCATTTGTGGATTGCAATGTGTGTATGATATCATTCACCTGACACCGTCGTGTCTGGTCTAGGTTCTTGGCCATGTATCTATACAACACAAATTCACAAGCATTCATGAGCTTCGAAATGAAGTGGGACTCAAACGCAGTGTAATCTGTGAAACAGTATTCTCCGCCTTCAACAAAAAGTTCATCGAGCAGGGCCTTAGGCCGCAAATGAACTGGGATCTTTTTGATGAATTGTGGATGGGAGAATACTTCATCACTTACTAAAGCGAAGAAGGGTCCGGAGTAGACTTTGAAAAAGTCTGAGCGCGAATTGATCATTCTAGGGACCTTCTCTTCGAGGTAAGGTTCATCCTTAGAAAAGCCGCTAACGCGCTTATTCTCTACTGTGAGGATTCTATCCTGCCGCCTGTAGAAATTTGTTAGCAACATTCTCTTTTTGGTCGCGGAATACGTGGGCTGATTTCTCAGCCACGTTTCGGGAGACATATCGATGGTAGGGTCTAGCATACTCAGGTTCTTTTTGCACCATCGATATGTGAACCTCTGCAGACCTCGCAGGGTTCGTTTATTGTACTGGGGGGGTTTTGAAAGGACCCTACTACATCCAGCAAGCCATGTAGTTGGGTCACCGGCGTTGGGCTTTGGGAGAGCAGCTCCATCAATAGACACTGGTAACTCAGCAGACATCGGTAGATTCTCAGCTTTAACATTAGCATGGAATCTTACATCAGGATTGGGTTTCAATTCCCTAATCTTCATGTTCGGTTGTTCTGTGATAGTGTAACCATATTGATAGAGTCCCTCGGCCCTACTCCGGCTTACAATTTTAACCCCAAGCCTGGGGTCTTCAAGTGTACGTAAGCATCATTCATCACATGCATCCTAAGAAAGGAATGAGTATCTTCTATGATGCTATCGTTCTCTCGGAGACGACGGCCCAGATGGGTGTTTAGCG